AGCAGAGGCACCTCAAGATAGTCCAGAAGAGACTACGGACATTGTTGAGGAAGAAGAGATTACCGAAACTGACGAACCCGATGAGGAAGAAGAAGACCCTGATGAGGATGAAACCGATGATGACAATACTGAAGAAGATGAGTCAGATGACGAAGATGCAGTTGAAGAAACTGTCCTGTCTGATGACACTGAAATCGAGGTTGTGGTCTCAGGTGAAACCCAGAAGGTATCTTTGGCTGATCTTAAACGGCTTGCAGGACAAGAGGCTAGTCTTACTCAAAAGTCTCAGCTCGTTGCTTCCCAGCGCAAAGACGCTGATGCAGCTATCGAAAAGAACCATCTTGTGTTTCAAAAGATGTTGGAAAAAGCTCAAGAACGCTACAAGCCTTATGGTGAAGTGGATATGCTTGTTGCCAGCAAAACTATGGAAACAGAAGACTTCGCACAACTCAGAAAAGAAGCCCAAGAAGCCTTCAACGACTTGAAGTTTCTCAATGAGGAAGCAGATGCTTTTTATAAAGACATCAAAGAACAGCAACAGACCACACAGAAGCAAGCAGCTCAAGAGTGTGTATCTACGCTGAAAGAGAAGTTACCCGATTGGAATAACAAACTCTATGATGACATAAGAAGCTATGCTGTTACCCAAGGTTTACCAGCAGCCGATGTTGACCAGTATGTTGATCCAAACGTGATCATACTGCTTAACAAAGCTCGTCTATATGACGAAGGCAAGAAGGTAGCTTTGGTTAAAAAGAAAAGTGCAGCCACCAAGAAGGTGCTACGAAGTAAACGTACACCAGACAATAAGACTAGCTCGAAGGCGAAAGCTGAGAAGGCTAGGCAAAACATGGTCGCAAACGGTGGTAGGGACTTAGATGATATTGCAGCAGCAATCTTAGGTAACTGGGAGACATAAAAACAAAACTTAGCCAAATAAGAAGGGAAAACCCCCAAGATGGCAATCTACAAGACCTACGAACAGATCGGACTCGCCGAGGACGTATCTAACATCATTAGTGACATCACACCAACTGATACACCAATGTACTCAATGATCAAAACTGAGAAGGTTCATGCGCGACAGTATAGCTACATGACTGACTCACTTGCTGCTGCCGCATCAAACGCACAGCTTGAGGGATTCACTGCATCAGCAGGTACAGCAATCCCAACAGTAATGATCAACGGTAACACCCAAATCCTACAAAAGACTTTCCAAGTATCAGCCACCGCTGATGCTGTAAAAGCCTACGGTAGAGCTAAAGAAACTGCATATCAGTTATCTAAAGCCCTAAAAGAGATCAAGAAAGACGTAGAATTTGCCTTTGTTGGTGCCTCTAACGCTACTGTAGCTGGTAACGCTACAACAGCCCGTGAGATGGACTCAGCCGATCAGTTGATTGGTGCAGCTAACACAACCGCTGGTGGTACAGCCGCACTTACAGAAGCTATGATTACAGCTACTGGTCAGGCTGTTTACAACAACGGTGGTGATGCAACCATTCTTATGGTCAAACCTGCTGACTCACTTATCATTGCTGGTTTCACAGGTGCCGCTGGTCGTACCCGTGAGTTCAATGATGGTAACAAAACACTCACAAATGCCGTGAATTTGTATGTGTCACCCTTTGGTGAGTACCGTGTGACTCTTAACCGCCACCAGATGACTACTCATGCTTTCTTGCTTGATCCGTCAATGTGGCGCACAGCATCACTTCGTCCGTTTGCGCGTACATTACTCGCAAAGACAGGCGACTCAGACACCCATATGGTTGTCGGGGAACTCGGCCTCATGCACAAGAATCCACTAGGATCAGGACAGATTGACGCCCTGACTTAATGGAGTGAGATAGGAGTGAGGGGATCACAGTGGATTCTGCTCTCCTTACCACTGCCCCTCACGCCTTACACCAAGCCCTCAGAGGAAACTCTGGGGGCTTTTCTATTTAAGGAGTTCTTATGAATAAGATTGGTTTAATTGGAGTCCAAAACGACTTCAGTGAAGAGGCTGGCAACCTCGTTAGAACAGACAGCCAACAGATTAGCCAAGGCTTTCTTGACGACCTCAAAGACAAACGGAACCACAGTACGAACCAGCTCGAAGGTGACTTCCAGCATGTAGCTTCGATACCTGTCATCTTTGTCGAGAAGTGGAAGAAGGAAGGCTTTGACATTATGGATGGCTCAGTGCCTTTCAAGGAAATCATCAAGAAGCTGAAAGCAGAAAACCTAGACGGCTTCATGGCAACAGAAAAGAGTATCTGATGGCTTACAGTGGACCTAAGAAGTTTAGCAAGAAAGTCGGCAACAAGACCGTTAGGTATGGTGCCAAAGGGTACAAAGTTAAGTCAGGTACATCTGCTGGTGACAACTACTGCACACGTTCAAACGGTCAAATGAAGAAACACCCAAAAGCAGCCAAGAACCCTAACTCACCATTGAGACTGTCTCGCGCTAAGTGGAAGTGTGTAGGCAACAAAAGCACAAGGAGCAAAACATGACACCGTGCAAAACATGCCCTCATAAGATGAAGTGTCGCAAGGCAGGAAAGTGCCTTGGTAAACATAATAAGACAGTTAAGAAGGTGTATTGATCATGTCACTATATAGAAACATTGATCTAAAGCGAAAGCGTATAGCCGCTGGTTCTGGTGAGAAAATGCGGAAGGCTGGTGCAAAGGGTGCGCCAACAGCAGCGGCGTTTAAGAAAGCTGCAAAGACTGCAAAGCCACCTAAAACTGGAAAGGCATAAGCTATGAACTACGGCGATATCAAGAGTCACTTCAATAACGTGCTCAACAGAAGCGACATAACCGCAGCCCTAACTGAAACATTCATTGACCAAGGTATCGCTCGTATTCAGCGTCAGCTCCGCACTCCTCTTAATGAGAACTTGAGCACATATGTAATTACAAGCCGTACACCCTCAGTGATACTCCCAAATGATTTCTTAGAGATTATATCACTGTACTACGAAGACACTGAGCTTCAACGTATACCCATGTCGAAGTACAGAGCTGTGGCAGTTAGCCCAATCCAAGGAAGTCCGACTACATTCATCCGTCAGCAGCAGAACCTGTTTTTACACCCAGAACCAGCATCAGGTAGTCTAGTTTTGTACTATTATGCTGAGTTTGCGCCGATGGTTCAGAACACAGATGAGAACACACTAGCTGCTGTAGCTCATGACTTAATTATCTACGCTGCCCTGACATATGCCGCTGACTTCTACTTAGATGAACGTGCGCCTTTGTTTGAGACAAAGTACAACCAGTTCCTGTCTGAGATTCAAGAGCAAGCAAACGATCAAGAGATGAACGGTGGTATCCAGTCCATCCAGCCAACGTACACGTTTACTGATTACCAATCGTCTTACAATACGAACTAAGAGGCAAACATGGCAAACAGCAGTTTTTATAAAAACGTAGGCACATCGAGCCAACTACAAGGCTCCGCAAGTGCATCAGCCGCCGCAGCCGCTGCTTCAGAACAAGCTGCGGAAGCTAGTGAGAACGCAGCACAAACCTCAGAAACCAATAGTGCCGCAAGTGCCGCAGCAGCCTTAGTAAGCAAGAACACAGCGGCAAACAGCGCAGCTTCAGTCGGCGCAGACGCAGCAGCGGCGGCAGCTTCTGCTACAGCTTCTGCATCTTCAGCCACAACTGCATCAGGCCACGCGACAAGTACATCTGCCGATTCCACGCAAACTGCTGCTGATAGAGTGCAAACTGGCCTAGACCGGATTGCCACAGCAGCCGATGTAGTCCAAACAGCCGCAGACCGTGTGCAAACTGGCCTCGATGTTACTTCGACAACAAACTCTGCGCTTACAGCTATAGGCGCAAGACAACAAGCCCAAGTCGCTGAGACTAACGCAGCAGCTTCAGCTACATCGTCATCTGCCGATGCCACAGCTACCGCTGCCGATAGAGTGCAAACAGGTTTAGACCGTACCGCTACAAATGCCGATGCCGTTGCTACGGCAGCAGATCGCGTTCAAACTGGACTTGATGTTACAGCAGCCGGAACTAGCGCAACCAACGCAGCTACAAGCGCATCAGCATCTTCAGCATCTCAGGTGGCGGCAGCAGCTTCGGCAGCAGCGGCAGAAAACAGCTATGACCAATTTGACGACAGATATCTTGGGTCACTCACTGGATACGCTACTGCTCAGACTGGCCCTGCGCTAGACAATGACGGAAATGCCTTGGTCAGTGGAACTTTGTTCTTCTCAGCCGATGCAAATGAAATGCGTGTGTACGATGGAACAGGGTGGATTGCAGCTTCTTCGGCTGGGTCAGCCAGCTTAATCAACTACTACTACACAGCTACTTCTGCCCAGACCACATTCAGTGGTTCTGACGACAACAGCAATACACTCAGCTATACCGTAGACAATCTGATTGTCACCAAGAACGGTATCGTGCTTGAGGATGGTACTGACTATACAGCCAATAACGGAACAAGCGTTGTTCTGGCTGTAGCAGCAGCGGTAAACGATGAAATCAATATTGTAGCTTTCAAGTCATTCACTACGGCTGATATGGTTAGTAAAACCAATGGCGGCGCATTTGTTGGCAACGTAGACTTTGGTACTGGTATTGACGTAACAGGCAACATCACAGTCACAGGCACTGTCGATGGGCGTGACATTGCAGCAGATGGCACAAAGTTAGATGGCACAGCATTGTTGACTGGCGCGACCTTTACTGGCGCAGTTACAGCTACCAGCTTCTCAGGTGATGGCTCTGCCTTAACAGGTATCCCAACCCCAACTCTTACCAGTCTTGGCATTGACAACCACGACCAGCTTACAGTTGCTGCTAACGGTAATGTTAATACTGCCGGAACATATAGCATTGGCGGCACGACAATATTAGCGTCTAACGGCATCTATGTTCCAAAGTTGGCTTCTAACCCAACTGGACTTGGCGCAAGTGACGCTGGGTACACATACTACGACACCACAGATGATGTCATGCTGCACTGGAATGGTTCTAGATTCTTACAGATGTCTAATAAGTTTACTGCATCTGGCGGCACTGAAAACAACTATGTCGTAGGCGGCGTAACCTATAAGTCGCACACCTTCACTTCATCTGGAACTTTTGTAGCGGATGCTGCGGGAATTATAGACATAATTATAGTCGCTGGTGGAGGTGGTGGTGGGTGTGCCTCTGGCGGTGGTGGTGCTGCTGGTGGGGGCGGTGGTGCTGGTGGCTGTATTGTTTCAACTGCTGTTTCTGTAGCTGCTGGCTCTCATTCAATTATAATTGGTGCTGGCGGCGGCGGCTCAAGCAACAACTCTACTGGTTCTGGAACTGGTGCTAATGGCGGTGCTTCATCAGCATTTAGCAGCATCTACACAACTGGTGGCGGCGGTGGCGGCTCAAGAGACACACGAGGTAACGATGGTGGGTCAGGTGGCGGCACAAACCACGGTGATACATTTACTGGTTCTGGCAACGCTTTCGGTTCTGGTGTCTCAGGCCAAGGTAATAACGGCGGCAACGGTGGTAACGATCCAAGCCCATCAGTAGGTAGCGGCGGTGGCGGCAAAGGCAGCGTAGGACAAACAACCTCATTTACTTCCACAACCATAGGTGGTGATGGCGGGGACGCGTTAGCAAATGCTTTCCGCACAGGTACAAACGAAAACTATGCTGGCGGCGGTGGCGGTGGTGGTGGCTTCAATGCTGGAGGTGCTGGCGGTGGAAACGTAGGCGCAGATGGCGCAGATGGTGTTGGCGGCACATCCACATCTCGCTCTGTTTCTGCCCCTAACAACGCAACTGCAAACCGTGGTGGCGGCGGTGGCGGCTCATCAGGAACTGGCAACGGCTCAAATGGTGCAAGTGGCATCGTAGTTATAAGGTACGCAGTGTAATGGCACATTTCGCAAAGATACAAAAAGGCATAGTGACAGAAGTTATTGTTGCTGACCCCGACTTCTTCGACACATTTGTAGATGACAGTGCGGGTGAGTGGATACAGACATCCTATAACACTAGAGGCGGTCAGCATCCAGAAGGTCGCCCATTGCGTAAAAACTACGCTGGCATTGGTTTCACTTATGACAGCGAACTTGATGCCTTTATCCCGCCCCAGCCTTATCCAAGCTGGACTATCAATACGGACACTGGACTTTGGAACGCACCAACTCCACGCCCCAATGATGACGGTGAGTATCAATGGAACGAAGACACCCTGTCTTGGGTGGAAATAGTGACGGAGTAACCTAATGACAAAAGCTAACGACCTCGCGTCACTGCTGGACGCCAACGGAGATGTTGTGTCTACAGCCTTGGACAACGTGCCAGCATCCAATGACGCATCTGCATTAAGCACAGGCACTCTGCCAGACGGTAGATTTCCTGCAACCTTGCCAGCCGTGTCAGGTGCAAACCTCACTGGTATCCAAGCTGGCGCAGGGTACTTCGATGGGAACAACGGTGCTGGTGGAGACACCACAAATGGCAAGGGTGACATCTTCCGCGTTCACTCGCAGACACTCACTTCAAATGTAACCATAGGTGCTACAGACAACGCTTTGGCTGTTGGCCCTCTAACGCTTGGCAGTAACGTAACACTTACTGTCAACGGAAATCTGACGGTGGCGTAAATGGCTTCGATATTAAATGTAGACCAGATAAACAATGCGGCGGGTACGTCTGCTGTCACGATTGACGCAAGCACAGGCAAGCCATCGTTTCCGAATGGTGCGATACTGCCAGCGGGTAGTGTTATTCAAGTTGTTAATACATTAAGTGACACACGAACATCATCAACAAGCACATCTTACACAGCCGCAACCGATCTTGCAGCAACCATAACGCCAACTTCTAGCTCATCAAAGATATGTGTTCAGTATGATGTGTCTTATCGAGTCTACAAT